ACAGCAGGTGCCCTTCCTGGGGAAAATTTCGGGGGAGGTGATGCCGTATGCAGACCAGCAGAAGATGTACGACCGGATGACAGAGATTGCGCAGTATCACGCAGAGCTGAAGAGTCTGACCGGTGCAGAAAGAACGGCGTTCATTGACGAGAACAACGGAAAATTGTCGATGAACGGGCTTATGCAGGATACCCGGAAGAGACTGAAGGATTTGCGTAAACAGCGTGATGCCATTTACGCCGACAGTACTCTCAGTCTGGCGCAACAGTCGGCGATGGTGAAATCGGTAGAGCGGGATATGAAAATTGCCGTGGATCGGTTTAACCGCGAGTACAACAAAAAAGTGGGAGTGGATTAACAGAAATGGCCCCGTACGGAAGTGCGGGGCTGATTAAGAAATAAACACTCATTGACCTGTAATAACCGGAGCTATTAACATATAGTCAGAAGAGCATTTCATGTGATACAGAGAGCCGATTTATGTTTAATGAAGAAAAAGTTGCGCAAATGGCAGCGTATTTGCTGAAAAAGCATGGCGGATCTATGCGTTTCATTAAGCTGAAGCAGCAACGGTAATGGCGAATAGCATTTATGAGCAAAATAATCTTGATATGTTATTAGGCGATCTGATGTAACCGGGATGATGTTCACCCCTTATCGCCGGGGAACAATACCGGCAATCAGAATTGCGGATGGAACTATTCAGGCCCACGATGATATCGATGAGGAGTTTTTTCAGCCAGTATTGGATGGCTTTCTTATATCCAAATATACGCCATTTGACATCCTCCACGCCCTGAAGGACGGGGTTTTACAGCGCACCGGATAAGATTCGGTGTTTTGTTGAAAAATACTGTGATAACAAACAGAAAACCCGTCAGTAAGACGGGCTTAGCAAGCTGGGACGGTTACTTTAATAATTTCAGTGCCTTTACATCCACTTCAACACTGCTCAGGTCTTTATCAATTTCACCCTCAATTCTTACTTTGTCTTTCGGAGAAACATTCTGACCGGCCCATATGCTGTCATCGATATCCGTGACAATTGTCCCGCTATTGTCACGAAACTCATAACGTTCATCACCCACTTTTTTAACGATGCTCCCTTCAAGGATAACCCATGCATCATCCTTCAGTTCTTTTGCCTGCGCTACTGTTGAACGCTCTGCTTCAGGCCCTTGGAAACCGCCCTGCTGTGCAAAAGCGCCAAAAGACACACCAGAAATAAGTGCTGCAATCAATACCTTTTTCATTCATAGTCCTCTTTCAGAGATGAACATTCAAACAGCATTTTCAGTATGGTAAAGCGCGGGTGCGTTGAGGATGCCTGACACATCAGAGGTGGCGGGAGATTACTCCCCCGCTTGGTCTCTTACTTCTCAGATTCGTAGTCTACGAAGACAGCGACCTCCGTCTGACCGGTTCGGATTCGCACCTCGCAGAGGTCTTTCCTCGTTACCAGTGCCGTCACTATGACGGTTAAACAGATGACGATCAGGGCGATTAACATCGCCTTTTGCTGCTTCATAGCCTGCTTCTCCTTGCCTTTCGGCACGTAAGAGGCTAACCTACATGTGTTCAGCATGGATTGAGCCTCAGATTAATGTTAAGCGTCTTGCCGGACGCGTAATGTTAACTGGGGCTTTTCTCTATCTGCCGTTGGTGTTCATGCCCGAGGCAGATAGCCTCAAGCACCCGCAGCAATTCTACTTAACTCTCCTTTTCCCGCAAACCGTTTTTATCTCCAGCGACAAATCGAATACACAACCAGCACCACCGCCATTACTGTTCCTACATTTGCGAATGCTTCAGGCCAGGTCATTGATTCACCTTCTGCTCAATATTTTTAAGGTCATTTTCCGCATACAGTATTGCAGTTCTTGCTGCCCGCAACCGTGCTTTGGTGTTCTTTTCTTCACGCTCGAGGCTGGCAACAGATTCTCGGAGCTGATCGTGTCTGTTATGAAGCTGTCTAATCTCTCTCACCACAGCCTCACCATCGTTCGCACACCGCAGAACATACTGAAAAGGGTCCACAACACATCCGCACTGCAAGCACAGGATAACGTGATCCTGTTCATGAACCTCAATGGCCCGATGCTTACAGCTCTGTTGTGTGTAGTTTTTTCTGCCAGTTACTGTAATGTTCAGCAGCTTCTCTTCATCGCGCTTTGGCTGCACCAGTGTGATGATATTATCGCCTTCATTTTCCATCAGTTCACCTCCTGCGGCGGTTCTGGTAGCGGCATCCAGTGTGACGGTTTCCACGACGCACCAGGAATTATCCACCCATCATTAGCGTCAGGATGCCCCGGGATGTAAGTCGCCCACTTCATTCGCCAGTCACCTTTCCTGTCAAACTCCACGGCAACAAGAACGGCTGTTTTGGTATCCGGCATTCGCTCACTACAACTTATCCAACCATCCGGAGTTACCGGAGAGTTGCCAGACAGCGCATTCTGCAACCGTTCCAGCTTAACGTATTCCTGAACCCTGTTTCCGTCGCACGCCTGAAGCCATTGCTCAGCCTTTTGCGCATCAGTGTGAAAGGCACAAGTGCGACCGTCATCAAATTGCATTTCGTAGAGGTTAGCAATCTGTTCAAACTGCGTGTGTGGCAACTTGTAAGTTTGGCTTACGAGTTCGGCTTCCAGTTCTGCTATGCGCTTCTCTGATGCTTCAAGTAACGCCTGCTTATCGCGTAGCGCTTCTTCCAGTTCAGCAACATGGCATTCACTATCAATAAGGTTGTTCTCTGCTGCTCCCAGCTCAACTCTCAGCTTCCCAACCGTAAGCGCAATCTCCTCGTTCTCCTGGTCGCGGCGTTTGATGTATTGCTGGTTTCTTTCCTGTTCATCCAGCAGTGCCAGCACGGTAGCCGGGTTAGCCTCTGCTATGAATTCAGCGTTTGCATAAGCCTGATCATCTGATTCAATCAGGCAGTTAACATGACATTCCGCAATCACGCCACCGGGTTCTCCTTTCCATTTTTGGCAAACAAAAACTCCTGTTAAATTGCCGTGCTGGTTAACAGATGTATGCCCTACGATGTAGCTTCCTTTAGTTGCTTTCTCTGCCTTTTCACGCAGTGCCTGATAATTAATTTCGCTCACTTCGAACCTCTCTGTTTACTGATAAGCTCCAGATCCTCCTGGCAACTTGCACAAGTCCGACAACCCTGAACGGCCAGGCGTCTTCGCTCATCTATGGGATCGCCACACTCGCAACAATGAGTAGCAGATGGGGCATTACTATCGGATTTGTATTTTTGCAGGGAGAGATTGCGCTGCAATTCTTCGATTTCAGCGGCGTTGTCGATGATATCTGCCATTTTCCTTTCCTTCAGGCATGAAAAAAGGAGCCGAAGCTCCTTTGGTTTTAGAATTCGAATTGCCTTGCCCGCAGGCTTTTCAGCATTGGTCTGGCCCGCTGAACTACGAAACTCGACTGGTCAAGCCGTGCCGCCTCTCTCAGTAGCACATCTCTGTTCTTCGTCACCATGTAGATGGTCTCAAACGCAATGTCATACAGCTTGTTCGTGTATGAGGAGTTCAGCTCTTTCATGATCGGATACAGGTGTTTGCTGAGGTCCTGGGCTTTTTCCATCCAGAGTTGCATGTAGCAGAGGAGGATGATTTCCTCGTCTGTGAATTGTTGCTGTGGTTCTGCTTGTGCCGACTGCATGTTGCGAAGTTTCTTTTCGCACTCGATGAAGTATCTGCGTATCTGTCGGCCTTTTTCGTTACGCTCTACCATCGCCGTTTCTTTGGCTGTATCGAGGGTAAGGTGGTAGTCTTTTTTCCCTCGCCCATAACCTATTTCCCGTTTCTGGGAAATAGCTATATAGTCCTGATTTTCAACGAATCCGTACTCTTCAATACGTTCTGTAATCCACGATGCAAAGCGTTTACCTACTCCAAGAAAAGTATGTAAATCACGGGCATTAACGAGAAGAGTGGTTTCGTTGGCGATAGTGCCGTTGAATACGGGGATGCGTTGACTGGTCATGATGACCTCCTTATTTGTTTAGTTTATAACCGCCAGTTAGTAGCTGGCGGTCGGGTGTCAACTGAGCCAAATAAGAAGCTCTGGGCATATTCCCCTTGCGGGTGTTGTATTACGCCTCTCCACCCGACCTTTGTACGGATGTAACTATGCCAAATTGCAGGCATAAAAAAGCCGCAAAGCTATCGGGTGCGGAGACCGCTTATTTGTTCAGTGCGGTCAGTATGCGATAGCTCTGGAGGATTTGTCAATCAGCGGAATATTGATGAACGGGTAACGGTAAATGCCTCATCCAGAAAATTAACGCAAATTCGCATCGCAAACTTGCGTTAATTATCTGAAATATCAAGTTAAATCCCCTTAAATGTTTGGGGCACTATTGGGGCAAAATGTGGTTGTTTGGGGCACTATTGGGGCAAAATGTGGTTGTTTGGGGCATATTTGGGGCAAAAAAGAACGTATAAAGAACGGTGTAAAATTGATTTCTTCATGGTCAAAATGAGGTGTAACAGATTGAAAAATATATGCTCTTGGACGATCTTCGGTAATTCTGTGTTTTTAATGCTTCATGGTTTCAATATGTCCGTACATGGAATAATAAAGCACCAGAACTTTAGCCATTTCTAACCACTCCTCGTGTTATCTCTATTCCGTAGCGATTCGCTACCACTTATTTAAAGATAAGACGTCCTTTTCAGAGTGCAAATTTCACAACCACTTATTTGATTTATAACAACTTTCACAAGCACGCAATTTTGTCGCAAAATGACACATTTTTATCTCATCGCGTTTTTTTAATCATAAGAGCGGCTTATGGATAATTATTGGAGATGATATCTATTCTCGCTAAGAAGCTGTTGCAGGATATTACCAAACGCGGGTAGAAACACGTCAGTTCACTAAGCTTAGTCCCACGTAGCGAAAATATGGCAGCCGCCATACGCCGCGTTAATTCTAGCAATATGATGTCTATACCCAGACGGAGGTCAGTAATGGCAAACCATCGAGGCGGTTCCGGCAATTTTGCAGAAGACCGCGAAAGAGCATCAGAAGCAGGTAAAAAAGGTGGCAAGA